CTTTCCTTTTCTAACCCACAAAACACCTCGATCGCCCACGATCAGACCGGATCGCTTTGAACAATTTTGAAAAAGAATTGATCGATTCGATTCAGGCTCAATCAGAATTAGGAGGTGTGCAAACTCCGCGTATTTGCTCTAAACTCAATGATCTGCCGTCTAAAGGTCATGAGATGATCGAGTTCGCAGCTGAGATCAACCTCCAGCTTATGGAATGGCAAAAGTTCGTCTGTATTCATGGCCACAAAATCCGACCAGATGGTAGATGGGCTCATTCTGAGCTTGGGCTAATCATGGCCAGACAACAGGGTAAGTCAACTTTAATGATGCTCAGGATTTTGACAGGAATGTATGTTTGGCATGAGGGTCTGCAATTGGCCTCAGCTCATAGACTTACAACCTCACTTGAAACCTTCAGACAAATAGTTACCCATATTGAGCAGAATGACAAATTGGCAAGTGAAGTTAAAAAGATACGATGGCAACATGGTGCAGAGGAAATCGAATTAAAGGGCAATAGGAGATTTGTGGTAAAGGCTGCCAACAATGCAGCTAGAGGTTTATCTAAACCTGAAACAATTCATTTAGATGAATTAAGAGAATACAAAGATGAAGATGCTTGGTCATCAATGCGTTACTCGATGATGGCTGCTAAGAATCCGCAAGTATGGATCTATTCTTCAGCCGGAGATCAACATTCTGTAATCCTAAACAAATTACGCGAGAGGGCGTTGGCATCAGCTACGACCAACGATCCGATTGGTTGGTTTGAGTGGAGTGCTGAACCAGATGCGCCAATTCTAGATCCGTCAACTGGCGATATTAACTGGCCTGCATTTGCTCAAGCCAACCCATCCTTAGGCATAACAATTCACCCAGATAATTTAAGAGCTGTAATAAATGATCCACCCGATATTGTTAGAACTGAGGTTTTAGCCCAATGGGTAGATACAATCAATTCTGCTATTGATGCGCAAAAATGGGAAATGTGTAGAACTGACCCAATACCATTAGACCCTGACAAGCCAGCTTGGTTTGGATTAGATTTAAGTCCAGATCGCAAATTTGGCGCTTTAGTGGCTACCCAAAAACTTCCGGGTGAGAAATTTAATTTAGTTTTGCTTCATACATGGTCAAATGATTATTCAATCAATGATTTAGCGGTTGCAAATGATATTGCTCCGTATGTTAGAAAATACAATGTTCAGACTGTCGCTTATTCCAAAAGGACTGCACAAGCCGTTGCGAGTCGGCTAGTTCCTGCTGGAATTCCCATTACAGATATGGATGGGGCGATATATGCTGAATCATGCGATCGGTGGTTAGGCGCAATCAATTCCCATCGATTACAGCATGGGGGTCAAGAGGAATTGACTCAGCAAACACTATCCGCTGCAAAACTGCCCTATGGGGATGGGTCATGGATCATCGGTAGGAGAGCAAGTAGAGTCGCAGTTTGTGCAGCTGTGGCATCTGCTTTAGCAACCTATTTTGCAACACAAGTAGAAACGGAAGTTGATATTCAAATAGCGTAATTTGTTGACTTTATGGTATATTATATGCTAATGGGATTATTAGATAGATTTCGCGCAACACAACAAGAAAATCCAGTTGATGTAGCTGCTGCACTTTCACCTTACAACGCTCAACAATTAGTTGGTGGAATTTTATTTGGAACTACAACTGCAACGCGTGAACAATACATGGCTATACCTGCCGGAGCGCGTGCAAGAAATATAATCTGTTCAACAGTCGGATCTTTACCAATTGAACAATATAATCATTTTACAAATGAACACATAAGACCAAACCGAGTAATTATGCAACCAGATCCAAGAGTTGCAGGATCAGCAATTTATTCATGGATCGCTGAGGATCTTTTACTTTATGGTGTTGCTTATGGAATGGTAATGGATGCTTACGCAGCCACAGATGCATCAAGAATTAGAGCATGGACAAGAATTGCTCCGGGTCGAGTATTTGCTTCATTAAATGGCAACTCAACCGAAATTGAGTATTACACAGTAGACGGAAAGCGAGTGCCACCATACGGATTAGGTTCGCTAATTGTATTTAACGGATTAGATGAAGGAATACTTAATCGAGCAGGTCGCACAATTAAAGCTGCTGCATCATTAGAGCAAGCTGCTGAAATGTATGCAAAAGAGCCAATGCCACAAATGGTCTTAAAGTCAAATGGCACAAATTTAACTCCAGAGCGAATTACAAAGTTGTTAGAGTCTTGGAAAATATCAAGATCAACAAGATCAACTGCATTCTTAAATGCCGATGTTGAATTACAGGCTTTAGGATTTGATCCGGCTAAATTACAATTAAATGAAGCTCGCCAATACCTTGCTTTAGAAATTGCAAGAGCCTCTGGTATTCCAGCATCATTTGTATCTGCTGAAACTACCAGCATGACTTATTCAAACATGACAGCCGAAAGAAAAGCACTTATTGATTTCTCATTACGACCAATCCTTACTGCAATTGAACAAAGACTATCTCAAGCCGATTTCTGCCCTAACGGAATTGAAACTCGATTTGATATTGATGATTTCTTGCGTGGTTCAGCATTAGAGCGAGCGCAAGTTTATGAAATCCTAAACCGCATTGGCGCGATGAGCGTTGAGCAAATCCAAGAGGAAGAAGATCTAATACGATGAAAATTAATTTCCCAATAGAGATAACCGCTGCTGATACAAACAAGCGCACAATCTCAGGAAAGATCGTAACATGGGATGAGCAAGGATCAACAAGTGCAGGATTAACTGTATTTGAAAAAGATTCAATTGATTTCTCAAAGCCTGTTAAATTATTACTTGAGCACGAAAGAACTAAGCCACTTGGAAAACTCGTTGATATAACTGCAACAGATACAGGGCTAGAAGCAACATTTCGCCTGGCTAAGACTTTTTCAGCGGATGACGCATTAGAGGAAGCTGCAACAGGATTAAGAGATGGATTTTCTGTCGGAGTCAAAATTAATGAATGGAAAAATGAAGAAGGCGTGCTAAGAATTAAATCAAGCACACTTCAAGAAGTTTCACTCGTTACAGATCCAGCAATTGACAGCGCAAGAGTCGCTGAGGTTGCAGCTAGTGAAACACCAGAGAATTCCGAAGCAACCGCTGAGGAAACCACAACAAAGGAGAACAAAGTGTCAGAAATTACTTCTGAGGCTCCTATCGCAACCGAAGCGGTAGAAGCGACACAGGCTCCAGTTGTAACTGCTCAATATGTGGCATACACAAAGCCACGCGTTAATGAGAATGTTACAGCAGGACAATATGCAGCAGCACAAATTCGCGCTATTCAAGGCGATACAGATGCACGCGATTTAATTGCAGCATTACAAATTGCTACAACAGGCGAGAACACAGGAATGGTTCCACCTAACTACCTACGCGATGTAATCGGAGTTATCGATTCATCTCGCCCATTCATTGATTCAATCGAGCGCGCTCCACTTCCACCAAGTGGTCTTAAGGTGTTCACACCTGTGCTTGGAAATCAGGCAATCGTAGGACAAACTGCTGAGGGTGTAGAGTTTGCATCACAAGATACAGCAGTAACATTCCAAGAGGACACAATCGTAAAATTTGCTGGTGCAAATGTTGTGAATGTTGAACTTCTTGATCGTTCAGACCCATCATTCTTGGATCTATTAATTCGTGAACTTGCTGCATCATACGCACAAAAGACAGATGCTTATGCAGCTAAAATCGCATCAGAGGCAGCAGCCGGATCATCAGGCGCATCAATCTATGCAGCAATCGCTGATGGAATTGCAGATGCTTATGGCGTTATGCGCTTCACACCAAACCGCTTGATGGTTGCACCTTCAGGTGGCGAGGATGGTATTGATTTCGCTGGACTACTTGGCGCAGTTGCAGATGGTCGCCCACTATTCGCAGCAGCAGCTCCACAAAACGCAGCTGGATTAATTTCACAAGGTTCAACAGCAGGAACAGTCGCAGGACTTGACCTAGTTGTAGATCCTAACTACACAGGTGACAATGCAAATGTTAAGCACGCATTGGTTTACCCTTCAGCAGCTATGCGATTCCACGAGTCAGGAACATTTGATATTCGTGCAAACATTGTTGCAAATGGCCGCGTTGAAATCGGTCTTTATGGTTATGTCTGTGCAGTAAATCGTTACCCAGCAGCATTCCGTAAGTTATCAGTAGCTTAATTTAACTGAGTGCCTGGGGTTGCTCCCGATCTCAGGCATCCATTAATGGGAGTAAGGAGATGACATGCCAAGCATAATTACAGCCACCGAGTTGAGATCTGTGCTTGGTGTGTCATCATCCTTGTATAACGATGCTTATTTAGACGGAATTATCGACACAGCAGAAAACACAATTCTGCCAATGTTAGTTACATTTAAGAGTGCAGTTCAAAAAACAGTTTTACAAGATAATGTTGCCACATTTACAACTGTTGGCGTGCATGAATTTACCGAAGGCCAATCGGTAGTTATTGCTGGTTGCTTGAGTCCATATAACGGAACTCGCACAGTATTAGCAGATAATCTTGGCGACTATACTTTTTCAGCTAGTATTACAAACGCAGATATTATTGAAGCAAATGTCATTCCAAGCGGAAGTGCCACATTAACAGGCGCATCAACTTATGTTGGAAATCAATCAGTTAAATCAGCAGTACTTGTCATTTCAGTTGAAGTATTTCAATCAAGAGTTGCAGCAGGTGGACAAATAGAAGGCGTTGACTTTACAGCGACACCTTACAGAATGGGTCGCAGTTTATACTCACGCGTAATTGGAATTCTCGGGCCTTATGTAGATGTTGAAGGTATTTGTCAATAATGCCTAACCAAACAATCCTTGAACAGGTTCGCACACCTTTAGCAACTGCATTATCTAGCGTTGCCGGTAATGTTTATTCATTTGTGCCTGAAACAGTAATCCCGCCAGCTGTTGTAGTTGTGCCGGATTCACCATACCTAGAATTCGAAACAATCAGCAAATC